CGTAAGATCATAGGTTATTTTCTTACCATCTTTTTTAACAATTTCAATTTTGTGCATTGTCCCACCCTTTTCTTATTACGCGCTGGTTGATTTTGTTAATGCAGTTACAGGTAAAGATACTGACACGCTTGCTACCGCATCAACAGCACCATTTACAGGTGTCCATGATGAAATAAGGCATGACATTGTATAACTTGGATTTGTTGCGGTTACTGTTCCTGATACTGGTATCAACTTGATATTAAGTTTTGTACCTAGCGCATCTTCAAACAATGAGTTTACTGATGCTGATGCAAAATCGTTATATAGTTCTAAATTAAGCGTTGGCCGCTCAATTCCGCCGATCATGTTCTGAACATTATCGTTCATTGCAGTGATCTCTACTTGATCAATTTCGCGTGCTAGGCTTACAGTGCTGACATGATCAGTAATGGTAGTTGTACCTACTATCACGGCAACTTTGTTACCCATAAATATGGCCATAGTTTTCCTCTCTTACTAACCTATCAACTCTACTGAATATTGATAACTTAGGTAATCAATATTAGCGGATGTTATTGTTCCAGGGGATGCAGACACAACCCTTAGAGTTTGTACAGCACCGCTTAATGTTTTATCAGCCTCAATCGCGGTTTTAATTGAAGTTGAACCGGATGAAGCAAGTAGCCCATCCAATCTTTCTTGCCCATTTCTTTCACTCATTCTACCTACTACAACAATAATTTGACATGATGCAGAATCAAAACCCCGGTTTAATGTGTAATCATAATTCATGGATAATTGGCCAACTATTGCAAAAGCATTGTTGGTTGGTATGTTTGTTGAATCAGGCACATAATCAAATACACGCAATCCCGTTATTGTTTGCAATGCAGTTTTTAAATTATCTCTAACTGTACTTGGGGTCATGCAACCACTTCTTTTTTATATGCTCTAACCATTGCGGTCACATCTCTACCTAAAGGCGACATTCTTACAACACCTAAATCACCTAATCCTAAAATTCCACCTGGGGCATCTTTACGCTTGTATAAATCTGCGGTGAGAATTAAGCAGGCCATATTTATATCATCCGGCACTGACGGCCAACCCCATCTTGCAGTTACCTGTACGCCTGGGCGTAATCCATTTTGAGTAAGTCCTGGAAATATTGGCCAGGTTTCAGTATTACTTACCATTGTTAATTGTGTATAAGGTCTATTTAAAGATGGTGCGGTTAATGGGTCTAAAATATAATCTTGATTTAAGGTTAATGTTTTGGTGTATGTGCCGTTGCCATTTATATCTAAGGCAACTACCAAACTTGATGTTGTACCAATATCATCTACATAAACAAAAATATCTGAGTACGCACGATAAAGCCGTGCGGATGCGTTGGCATCTAAATAAAATCTTCTGTTAGCAATCCGGTCAATTGAGCGTGATGCTGATTCAATTAAATCTTCTAATAAACTATCATCAGTTGTATCTGAGATAGACATATAAGCCTTAATTTGAGTTAATGTTGCATAACCATTTGTTATAGCCATGATCGGTATCCAAATCCTGTATCGCCCTGGGACATTAGACAATCTCCATTCTTTAAATACCGATCATAGTTAGAATCCTGGCCACTGGAAGGGTAGTGGCCAGGAAGTCTGTTTTATTAGAAGGTTGGCGCGGCCAAACCTGTTCCATTAATTTGTGCAATTGCACCTGGATAGCGTTCAGCCGTAAATGCTGACATTCCAAATAGAACAATGTTTAACGCAACCTTGCCACTTGGTTCTTCAAATGTAACATAGGTTGGCGCGGCGGCTTCTTCCCATAGATGGGTTTCATTTAAATCAACCACAAAGATTGTGTCTTGATTTGTGCCTGCACCCTTGTTAGTAGCAATGTTGGCATCAACAATAATTGGTAAACCAAGAATTGAGTAACCTGAATTGCCATAAGTAGGTGTGCCATTGCCTGTACCCATTGAGTTCATAGGGTTGTATGCCTGCGGCACAATCAACGGCCTATTTGAACTATCAACGCCGGCTAATAGGAATCCTAAGCGGCGTGGGTGCATAATCACTGCATTTGGGTTAGCAAAAACAGTTGATTGAATTTGTTGAATTGCATCTGCAATCTTTGGATATAGTCCTGCAACTGTTCCAGTTGTGGCTGTATAAGTTACTAGAATTCCACTTGTCATTGTTGCAAGTCCTAATGGCTGACCATTAGCACCTGTTCCATTAAGAAGTGAGTTATCCAATTTTGTGTGATAATCACGAATCAAATCACCTAACACAATGTTTTCAATGTTGTATCCGCGTAATAGTGCTTGCTTAGATACTGATTGCTGACCAGCAATAGTGTTTACATTTACTGTCAGTGTTGTGTCTGCAATATCTTGTGATACTGCGGCGGTGTTTTGTGATGTTTGGTAAGCAGTAATAGTTCCAGTATTGATTTTGGAAATAACTACTGACATGCCTTGTGTTGGTAATTGATGCTTGCGTGCAGCATCCGCGAATGGGCGGCCAGCGCGTGCCAATGGTGCATACAGATCAACTAGGTATTGTGGCACTACTAAACCTGCAAAGTTGGATGTTCCAACTGCACGCTTTTCAATTGCCATTTCCTGTTGGTGTCTTGCTATGCGTTGTGCGGCATCCGCATCAGTTTTAAAGTTTGCTTTTAAAGCATCTGTTAAGAAGTCATTTCCTGATCTCTCAGAATAAGTTAATTCCTCGCGTGTAACAGAAAAGCCACCTGCGCGAACTTCCTTCTTTGGTTCAATATTCGCATCAACCTTAGCGGCAAGATCTGCGGCTTTTTGGTTGCGAATTTCAATATCAGACATCTGCTCAATTCTTTCATCCAACTTTTTTACTTCAAGATTAAGGGCTTCTACATTAGCCAACTCAACCTCTGATAGATCGCGTGCTTCCTCAGCCGCACGATCTAAAGTTGCTTGAATGAGAGAAGTCTTTGATTCGCGCTTCTCGCGTAGAGAAGCAAGAAAAGTATTAGACATTTTTCTCCTATTAGTTAGTTGTTAGTGAGAAGGTGTAACGCGCCGACAATCCGGGGTTAGGTGTTCTACGACTTGTCAAAATTATATCTCTTTTTTAAGATTTTTCAGTATTTCAAGTGCTTTGTTATATCTTGTGTTTTCTTCCAGCATTTCAGAATTTTCAGATTCATTTTCTGCATACTCTGAAATATTGATTGCTGTTAATTGATCTTCGGCCTGAGCCTGGGTTTTATGGCAACCCATAATTTCATTAGTATCAGTTTTTACAACTGCATACCCTTCACACTCAGGATGATTACTTACTACGCTGTATGGCATCTAATATCTTCCTTGCTTCATCTAGTCTTGGGGTTAATTTAGGTTGGCCTTCACGCATACCAGTAATAGCGGCCATTTCGCCATAAGCACCAAAGGTAACTAAAGATACTTCTGCTAAATGCGCTTTGATTCTTTCCATTACGCCATCAGGTCTTTTACGATTTTTAATTGGCATAAATCCAACCGATAGTTGATCTAATGCGCCATCTTTAACTAACTCTAACGCTTCATCACCTTCCCGGGTTTTGGAAATCTTAAATTCTGCATATAGGCCTTCATCTGTTTCCCTAAGCAATGTGGCACGACCTAATACATTGTTTTCACCATGACCCCTAAGAAGTTTGACCCGGTGTGGTGCTTTAATAACTTCTGCAAAAACACCTTTTCTAAATACTTCTATCATGGTGCTAGTAATTCTTTGTTCTTTGTTGTAAGGCACGGCGATACCAAAAATGGTGCGGCCATCACCGGTGGCACGCAACTCTAAACCTACTGAGTAACTTCTATTTTCTATTTTCTCATCAGACATAGTTTTCATCCTCTACTGTATCAACCACATCACTTTGTAGTGATTCATCTTCTTCTTGTTCTTGTTCGCCTTCTTCATAATCCATAGGATCAAGATTTTCATAACTTCTTACTTCATCTACTGTTAAAAATCCGCTAGACAATGCTGTTGCATAAGCGTTATATCTACTCGCTGTATCTGTTTTTAATAGTGAATCATATTTAAATCCGGCTGTTTGACCCCGGACAAGTAAATCAGAAAATGCCGCTTCTATTCTTTCCGCTATTGGCTGTATTGACCATTTAATCAATTGCAAGTTTTCTTCTACAACATTTGAATAAGTACGGCTTGAATTAGGTGATCCCAAGAAATACGGCGGTAATCCTAAAATGTTTGCCGCTTCTGTTAAGCCGGCTGTTTGTGCTTCTACTAATTGCGATTCGGCCGCGTTGGAACTTAATACTTCAAAATCAGTTGATGAGTTCATAACTACCGGTGATCTATTGCGTGATGAGTACATTGCCATCCATGCGCTCTTTAACGCATCCGCTTCTTCTTGTGAGAGATCAGGGTTTGCAGATTTAATAACTGCAGTTGGATTTACGCCACCATCAAAATATCTTGATGCGTATTCGTTAATTGCAATTTCTTTACCTAATGCTTGTTTGGCTACTGCAAGAATACCTTTACCAACTAAATCACCTGGTAATGTAAAATTTTTAATGTGCATAATTTCGGATTGATCATATACGCGCTCATCAATGCGATAAATAATTCTTCCTTTTTCCCGGGTAACTTGCACGCGATCAGGTGCAACCGGATAAATGCTTTCAGGTAAACCATTAGCACCCGGTTCACCTAGTACTGCAACATAATTGCCGTGAATAATTAAAGCGGCGGCCATTGCACTAATTGTTTCCATTCGGGTTTCGTTAGGTACTGGCCGCAACAATATTTGTGGCGTTGGTAATACTTCACGCTTGTTGCGATATGCACAAAGCGGTAATGCACCTATAGCATCACTAATTAAAGTTATACCGCGATAAATGGCCGGAATTCCTAAAGCGGTATTTTGATCTACATAAGCACCTGCCCAATTACCTTCAAAGAATCTACCAACACGGCCTAAAGAATCTACATAACCGGATGATGTGTAAACCATTGATGGTTGTATTTGTCTTTTAAGCAATCGGCCTAGCATTATTTACCTCTGTTTTCCAAAGCAATACCAAATAAAACTAAAAATGCACCTGATAATATTACCGCTACAAGTGAGTTAATTGTTGCGACACCTGCAACTATAAGTAAAGAACCTGATACCTGTAAAATTGATGATAAGTATTTCATTAGTAGATCTTACTCCTTGCCACTGGCTGATCTTCTACTTTTGTTACCACTCCATAGCGTGCCAATGTTACCGCTACTAATGGTGTTATGTTAGTTGTGCTTTGGCGATTCCATGCCCAGGAATCTCCCAATGGCCTTTTTGTTGATCCCATAATTGCGGTTCTTAAATTGGGATCATCAAGATGGCTTATAGTCTTTGCTTGTACTGCATCATAAAATGAGCCACATGCCCGGGCATAATCACGCAAGTGTATGGCCATTACGCCAATGTTTTGTTTTTCTAGTTCAACAATCAATGATGCCGCCGGTGATCCGGTATCAATGACTACTTTTGTGTTGTAACGCTTACACAATTCAACCAATCTAGGCAATACCCATGATACGCCTTCCTTAGATTCTATTAACTCTAATGGCGTAAAATCTCTAACAAGTCCGGATGCACCTATTGAAGCCCGATCACGCTCACGCGATATGTCCACACCAAACACTATTTGATTGCCAATTGTTATATCTGTTCTAGCCAATGAATCCCATAATTCAGTATTGATAACTTGTACCGCATCCCTAGATGGCCAAACATTTAACCATTCTTTTGTAAATATCTCAGGGCTATTGGTTGCCGCCGCTTCACGCACTGCATCTATCAATACACCTTTTTCTTCATGTAATGATGGTATTGCCTGATACCAAACTTCTTCATCTAAATAATCAAATTCATCTAATGCTGGACACCATTCAAACCATGCTAACCGGTTTTGCGGTTCTGCAATTTCTCTATGACCAATTTCCCGGTAATGCTCTAACAACTCTGATTCATTTGGTCTGCCTGCATTAGATAAGATCCATAACTGACCATTACGCTTTGTTGCAAGTGTTGGCTGTAAATTAGCAATTAAAGATAATGGATGAGTTAATGCTTCATCAATAACCATTAAATTAAGGCTAAGGCCGCGTGCGCCTTTGTCATTAGGTGTAACAATGCCATAAGTAGAACCATTACGCATGTATATTTTTTCACTACCATTAACCCTGGATACCCTGGCAATGCGTTTACTAAATTTAGGCGACATTTGAAAACTCAATAAATGTTCTTCCCATTTACCTTTGGCCATATTGCGATCCTGGGCAGTATAGGCAACATGTCTTTTTGGTTGTAATAATTCATAAGCAATTCTTGTTTCAATAAGTTTACTTTTACCATTTTGCCTACCTACCTGGGCGGCCACTGTACGATATTTGTACAATCCTGTTGCATCCTTTTCTAAACCCACATCTGCTACAAGGCGTTGCCAATCAAACAAATCAAACCCTAATAGTTTTGCCACCTGGGCTAACTTATCGCCATCTGTATCACTTGTTTGATCTCTTAATGATGCCCACCTGGGTGTGCAAAGGATTTTATTCAAATAAATCATCCTCATCAGGCAATGCACATGAATCCCATATTTCACGCAACTCTTTAGATATGGATGGAATAGTGTGACCACCTTTACCGGATTCTTCAATGCGATCCCAGGCGCGTGCAAGGCCTAATAACATTTCGCGTTTAACTGCATCTATGTCATTACGGCCTGTAATGGCTTTAACCATAGCCGTAGTGTGGCGACCTAACTTCTTTTTAGGTTTACCACTTGCGACTATT